TTGAAGAATTTGAACAAGTATATGAATAGGTGATGTGATGAGCAGAAACAAAGTATTCGATGCTCTTGATAAAACATTTCAAACAGTGTCAACTGAAACAACCAAGGTCAATCCTCCTGCCGTGACCGACAATAATGATGTTGATGCAGACTTCCAAAAGGCAAGACAGGCCATGGAAAAGGCCATGTCTTACAGCGAGCAAGCCGCAGAAGGTATTTTGAATGTTGCGATGAACAGTGACAACCCTCGAGCCTATGAGGTAGCTGGTCAGATCATCAAGACAATGGGTGAACAGGCAAAAGACATGATGGATGTCCAAGAAAAGAAACATAGGATTGATGTTAAGTCTGGTGTAGATAATAAACCAAAGATAGAAACACAGAACAACATTGTTTTTGCCGGTACTACAAGTGATATTCTTAAAGCTATTCGTGATGAAAAAGATGGGACCGTCATAGACCATGAACCAGACTGAAACCTCATATCACGGCAATCCAAATCTAAAAGCAGTTGGATACCAACACGATTTCACCAAAGAACAACTGGAAGAATTTGTTCGGTGTTCTGATGACCCCATATATTTTATAGAAAACTATTGCAAGATAGTAACTCTTGACAGGGGTTTGCAACCCTTCAAGCTATATGATTGTCAAAAAACAAAAGTAGATTTTATTATGAATAATCGTAAGACGATCTTGATGGAAGGTCGTCAGCAGGGAAAAACGATTACTTCTGCTGCATGTATTCTACACTACACCATTTTCCAAGACAATAAAAACGTTGCTATTATGGCGAACAAGACCGCAGCTGCCAGAGAGGTATTGTCTCGTTATCAAATCATGTATGAGAACCTACCCATATGGATGCAACAGGGTGTCAAGACATGGAACAAGGGTGACGTTGATTTAGAAAATGGATCAAGGGTATTCACATCTGCAACCACCACATCTGGTATTCGTGGTAAGTCGGTAAACTGGTTGTACATTGACGAAGCGGCGATCATTCCAAATAACATTGCGGATGAGTTCTTTGCTTCTGTGTACCCAACCATTTCTGCTGGTGAGACAACAAAGATTCTTTTGACATCAACACCATTGGGATACAATCACTTCTGGAAATTCTGGAATGAATCGGAGAAGGGTACTAATGGGTTTAAGAATATGTTCATCCACTACACGGAGATTCCTGGCCGTGATGAGAAGTGGGCAGAAGAACAATTCAAACTTCTCGGTGAAGTAAAATATAATCAGGAAGTTTTATGTGAGTTCTTGGGGTCAACAAACACTCTGATTAGTGGTAAAGCATTAGCGATGATGTCATCAAAAGAGATCATTTACAAGAAAGACGGTCTGGACATTTATGAAGAACCTCAAGAAAATAAATACTATGTAATAACAACCGACACTGCGAGGGGAATCGGTGGAGATTATTCAGCTTTTGTTGTCATTGATATTACAGAAATGCCTTTCAAGGTTGTCGGCAAGTTTAGAGACAACAAGGTTTCGCCGCTCCTGTATCCAGACTTTATTGCAAGAGTGGCAAAAGATTTTAACAATGCGTATGTATTGATCGAAAATAATGATATTGGTCAACAGGTAGTTGACATCTTGCACCAAGAATTAGAGTATGAAAACATTTTTAGTACGGTGCAGGAAAAAAACAAACAATATGTATCGCCTGGTTTTGGAAAACAAACCACTTTGGGTGTTAGAACATCAAAAGCTGTCAAGAGACAGGGATGTTTGGCACTAAAAAGTTTGGTAGAAGAAACTAAGTTTTTAGTTTGGGATGCAGACTGCATCAATGAATTATCAACCTTTGTGGAAAAGGCTGGTTCATTTTCTGCTGATGAGGGATACCACGATGACTTAGCCATGTGTATGGTTTTGTTTGCGTGGTTGTCTACTCAACAGTTTTTTAAGGACTTGACCGATGTAGATATAAGAGAAGGGTTGTATGACTCACAGATGAGGTACATTGAAAAAGATTTAACTCCCTTTGGATTCTTAGATAACGGGCTTGAACCAGAGGCAGAAGTGATCGACGGCGACTATTGGATGTGGGCAGATGAGAGAAAAGATTTTTTATAAATAATTCTCAGGAACACTATTTATTTAGTATAAAACCAAAAATACGAAGGAGAACAACATGGCTTTCCAGTTATCACCTGGCGTCCTAATCCGAGAAAGAGACCTCACCAACGTTGTCCCAGCCGTCGCTACTACAATTGGCGGTCTAGTTGGGGATTTTGCTTGGGGCCCTGTTCACGAGATTACCCGAATTGATTCGGAAAACAATTTGGTAGAAAGATTTGGTAGACCATCTACTACTACTTTCTACGACTTCATGACTGCTGGCAGTTTCTTGTCTTACGGATCAAACCTTCTTACAGTAAGAGAAGTTGGTGTTGATGCAAAGAACTCAGTGTCAACAGGAACCGCAGTTCTTATTAAGAACGAAGATCACTACAACGAACAGTACCATGCTGGTTCAAACTCTGTTGGCCCTTGGGCTGCAAAGTATGCCGGTACTCTTGGAAACAGTATCAAAGTTGAGATTGCTGATGTCACCTCGTCCACCAACCTGAGTGTTGGAAGTATTGCACTTGATTCAGCTGACAGTGCTGGTGACAGAACTACTGCAACAGTAGCACTCTCCGCTCCTACTCAGATTGCTGTTGGTTCTGGTGGTATTCAGGCTACTGCAACTGCTACCGTTTCTGGTGGAAATGTTACTGCGATCACTGTTACAGACCCAGGCTTTGGTTACGGTTCTGCACCGACAGTTACGGTAACCGTTGACGGTACTGGTGCTGTTGCTGCTACTGCTACTCTCGCAACAGAGTGGACTTACAAGGATGAGTTTGATAGTGTACCAACTACTACTGATTGGGCTAATAACAACGGTGCGTCACATGACGAATTGAACATCATCATCATCGATGAAGATGGTGCGATCACTGGTATTGCTGGTACTGTCCTTGAGAAGTTTGCTGGTGTCTCAAAGGCATCTGATGCAAAAGATGATGTCAACTCTACCAACTACTACAAGAACGTAATCAATAATCGTTCTAAGTGGGTTTGGTGGATGGATGACCCCGCAACTGGTACAAACTGGGGAACTTCTTCAGAAGGTGGTACTACTTATGCCACAATGGATTTTGCCGATGCAGATCAAAGCACTTCTCTCACGGGTGGTGTTGACGATGCACCGAGTGTTGGCAACCTGCAAACTGGTTACGATCTCTTTGCAAACGACGAATTGGTAGATGTTTCTCTGGTTCTGTTGTCTGCACACCCAACATCTGTTGGTGACTACGTTATCGATAACGTCTGTGAGGTTCGTAAAGACTGTCTCGCATTTATTTCTCCACAGAGAAACAACGTTGTAAACAATGAAGGCGACGAAGTTACCGACATCCTCGGTCAGTCTGACCACGGTTCTTATACACGTTCTTCTTACGCTGTCATGGACAGTGGTTGGAAGTATATGTACGACAAGTACAACGACAGATATACATACGCGCCGTTGAACGGTGACGTTGCTGGTTGTTGTGTAATCACTGACCTCGCTGATGATCCTTGGTTCTCCCCTGCTGGTTTGAATCGCGGTATCATCAAGAATGCTATCAAACTCTCATGGTCTCCTAGAAAGGCAGACAGAGATTCACTGTATCAAAAGGGTGTAAACCCTGTAATCAGCACGCCTGGAACGGGCATCGTTTTGTTTGGTGACAAGACTATGCTTGCCAAACCTTCTGCTTTCAACCGAATCAATGTTCGCAGACTGTTTATCGTTCTTGAGAAGGCAATTGCAACTGCTGCAAAATTCCAGTTGTTTGAGTTCAACGATGCGTTCACAAGAGCACAGTTTGTTGCACTAGTAGAACCGTTCTTGCGTGACGTACAGGGACGCAGAGGTATTTACGACTTCCGTGTAGTTTGTGACGAATCAAACAACACGCCTCAGGTTATCGACTCTAATGAATTTAGAGCGGATATTTACATCAAACCTGCTAAGTCTATCAACTTCATCACTCTGACGTTTATCGCTACTAGAACTGGCATCTCGTTTGAAGAACTTGGCGCTTAATAGTACGAATAAATAACAGACAAACTTAGGAGAAAAGTTAGATGAATATTGAAGAGTTTAAGGCAAGACTTGGCGCCGGAGGTGCTCGTCCCAACCAGTTTAGGGTGAAACTCGCGTTTCCCGGCTATGTGGTTGGTGTTGACACTTCTTACAGTCTGCTCGTAACTGGCGCCGCATTGCCTGCTTCAAACGTCAACCCCGCGATCATCCAGTATAGGGGTCGCGAGGTTAAGTTGGCAGGAGAAAGAATCTTTGATCCGTGGACCATTACGGTTGTAAATGATTCTGAATTCAGTCTCAGGGCTCCATTTGAACAGTGGATGAATGGTCTGAATGATCGTGCTGATAACACTGGTGTTCTTACACCCCGTGACTATCAGACCGACATCGTTGTTGAACATCTGGATCGTAATGATGTAGTATTGCCTGGTGGTCAGTATACACTACGCAATGCCTTCCCTATTCAGATGTCAGAAATCGCATTGAATTATGCACAGAATGATATTTTTGAAGAATTTACGGTGACTTGGCAGTACTCACATTACGATGTGGGATAAGTCTTAACCGTCAATCTAGGATAAATTATGGAATTATTTGGATACAGCATAGAGCGATCCAAATCGTCTAAAGGGGAGAAGTCTTTTGTTCCCCCCACGGATGATGGGTCGCTCGAAGCTATTAAGGCTGGTGGGTATTACGGTACATACTTTGATATCGAAGGTACTGCTAATAACGAGAGCCAGTTAATTAAAAGATATAGAGACATCTCCATGATGGGAGATGTTGACGCAGCTATTGAAGATGTTGTCAATGATTCTATATCAAACCTTGATGATGAAAAACCAGTACTGATTGATGTTGATAAATTATCTGTCTCTGCGGGTGTTAAGAAAACCATTGCAGAAGAGTTTAACAACATCATGACTATCTTGGACTTCAATACGAAGGCACAAGATTATTTTAGAAGGTGGTACATCGATGGAAGAATTTACTTCCATAAAGTTATTGATACAGAAAAACCCAAAGAGGGTTTAAAAGATATTCGTTACGTTGACCCGAGAAAGATTCGTAAGGTCAGAGAGATCAGGAAAGAGAAAGATACTAGAACACAAGTTTCTCTGGTCAAAGAAGTAAACGAGTATTTTGTATTTGATGAGAAAGGTATTGCTCTCACTAGCAACCAAATGTACAAGACGGATGTTGCTAATGATAAGGCAATCAAAGTTAGTAAGGATGCAGTTGCATATTGTACGTCTGGTTTGGTTGACCAAGACAAGAATATACCACTATCGTATCTGCACAAAGCGATTCGCCCTGCTAACCAATTAAGAATGATGGAGAACGCGGTGGTGATTTATCGTATCACTCGTTCACCAGAAAGAAGAATTTTTTACATAGATGTTGGTAACTTGCCTACTAGTAAGGCAGAACAATATCTAAAAGATGTCATGAACAGATATCGTAACAAGTTAGTATACGATTCTGAGACCGGAGAAATCCGAGATGACAAAAAGTTTATGTCAATGCTTGAAGACTTCTGGTTGCCAAGAAAAGAAGGTGGCAGAGGAACAGAAATTCAAACATTGCCTGGTGGCCAGAACTTGGGTGAGATTGAAGACGTAGTTTACTTTCAGAAGAAACTATATCAATCACTCAATGTTCCTGTCTCTAGATTAGAACAACAGGCTGGTCTTAACTTTGGTAGGTCTGCTGAGATCACAAGAGATGAACTCAAGTTTACTAAGTTCATTTCTAAGTTGAGAAAAAGATTCTCTGGTGTCTTTGATGATTTGTTGAAGACGCAGTTGATTCTCAAGGGAGTTATCAACGAGACAGAGTGGCCTGCGATTAGGGAAGCCCTTCAGTATAAGTTTGCATCTGATGCTTACTACACTGAGTCGAAGGAACAGGAAGTATTGAGAAGTCGAGTTGAAATTCTCAATCAGGTTGCACCTTATGTTGGACAATTGTTCAGTAAAGAATATGTCCAGAAACAAATTTTAAGATTTAGTGACGATGAAATTGCTTTGATAGATAGTCAAATCGGAGCAAGTCAACCAGAAGATAATGTAGTAGGAGATAATAATGAGTGAAGAAGCTGAAAACGTTGAAGTAGAAGTGCAGGACGAAGTTGGTTCTCAAGATGCCATCAGACAAATGATGGATAAGTGGGCTGACGGAGACCTCGCTGGTGCAAATGACGAATTCTTTGCAATGATGAACAAACGTGCCGATGATATGCTCGCGGTTAGAAAGTCCGAGATCGTACCAGGCATCTTTAATGATCCAGAAATGCAAAAGATGGGTTTGGAAGCAACCCCAGAAGAATCAGAGGAAGAGTCAGATGAAGACGTTTAAAGATTTTCGTGAAGAGGCCAAACCAGTAGAAAAGGTTTCAAAGGAAGAGCCTACTGCGAATCATCCTACTGAAACTGGCACTGAGGGAGACAAGACTCCCCCGAAGCAGGGTAGTTCTGAAGACCCCAAACTCACTCATATGTGTGCTACAAAAGTAGTTCATCCCAAATTCGGTGAAGGTAAACCCATCATGGGAGAACACGCAGAACCAGATGCTAACGGTGATGTGTGGTGGTACAAAGTTATGTTTGAACATGGTATCGAAATGTGCGAGACATATGCCTTGGATATCCAAGAAATGTCGGGTCACGCTAACCACAAAAAGAAATACTAACGGAGATAGGTAGATGGCATTCGCAAAATCTAACTTAAAACTGACTCAAGTGCAGGCAGTTGTTAGGTGTACGGGCACTGGTGGTGACAGCGGAACCATCGATATCGACACCGATATAAAAAAGTCGGGAGAGACGGCCTCTAGTCCGACAGTAAACATAACAAGAGTACACTGGAACTGCGCTAGTGGTGCTTCCGCAACAATCACTCGTAACTCGGTAGAGATTATGTCTGTATCTGGTAACGGGTTTACTGATTGGTACGGATGGGTAGAAAATACCGAGAACGATCAAGATATCGTTGTTGCTATTGCAGGTGGTGATGCTGTTGTCTGGTTAGAACTATCCAAGGTTACTGGATTTGGTTCACAACAACACCAAGATCAGGGAACTCTGGGAGGTAATTAATGAAACTAATAACTGAAGTCACTGAAGATATTCAATATATCTCAGAAGAGA